CAGTAAGTACGCCATTGTTCCAGACCCATTCAACACCTTCCATAATCCCATTAACAAATGCTCCAGGAGCAGATGGATCTTGCACGATGTCAACCGTGCTTAAAACAAAATCGTCCTTAACATACATTGCGCCATTGCGCTGCTCAAGACTACCCATTCCACGAGTTGAGACACCAAGATTAACACCACCTTCGAGAAGACCTTGTACAATCTTACCCATTGGAGTATCAAGTATTGATGCCTTTCCGATAACATCATTGCCTTCGAAGTGAAGGTCAGTGATCTTATGCGAAACTTTGTCGAGGTTGACGGTCGGACCATCGGGATGGTTCAATTCGCCAACTGCTCTATCTTTTGCGACCTGCTCGGATACATACTTCTCGACGGCAGACTCCATAATTGGTCTAGGGTACACCCTACCATTACGGTTCTTCTGCTCTGCCTGAGCAAACACACCTTCGATAACATATGACTTCTTGCCGTCTTTCTTTTCTTCGACAAGACACTGTAGTGTGTTGTCATTATATTCAGCAATTAGTTTCATGTTAGTTCCTTGATCGCAGTTTCTATTGATTTTTGTGCGTCCCTTTGACTACGGAACGTATCTAACATATCCCCGTCTATGTAGGCAACGAAACCTTTGGCAGTCTTTTGTATCTCAGTTTTAATTCTGCGATACTTCTTGGACCAGACTACTTCGCCCTTCGCTTTGCGTTGCCTTAGTTCGGAGAACGTGATCATAACATTTATTTATACTTTTTCTTCCTCTGATTCGTCCTCAGACTCCTCGTCAGATAAAATATCTTCAATCTCGTCAGCATAGATACCAAGTGGGTCCTCTGGTTCCTCATGCTCTTCCTCAGCAGGGATCTCAGCAACTGGTTCTTCCGGAGAAGGTTCTTCCGTTGACTCAGGTTCTTCAACCTCAGCAACCTCTGGTTCGCCCTCATCTTCCGCTTCTACTTCAGATTCTAGTTCTGCTTCAGTTTCTTCTTCTGAAGGTTCTTCTTCCTCTGCTCCGTTATAAACTGAATTCGCTATACGAATCTGTTCTTGCTCTAGAGCATCGTCGATACGAGATTGTACAATGTCCTTAAAAATTTGACTAGAGGTAAAGGCATCGCCCTTCTCAATAGAGTTTACCAAATCTTCTACGGATACTGTTACTGGTTCTTGAGTCTCATTAGCAACATCACTCATTTCAACTTCAGGTTTCGTTTCCATCATCATCTCCTATATTAGTTGGTACTGGTTCAGAACCTATTTGTTTTTCCATGTCTTCCATTTCTTCATCGGTAAAATGGAAAACATTTTTCATTACCCACTCTTTAGATAGATACTCACCAACATATTGTGATGCTTGATCCATCAGACCCAGTCGCTCACGGAATACTTCAGCATCCTTGAGTTCTGTATAGTGGTTGTCTTTATAGAAATCTACTCGAATACGATTGTGGAATAACTCCATCCAATCGCTGTCGGTAATAATACCTTTTAACACAAGTTGTTGTCGGAGGATACCAATAAACAACTTACTGAACCTTGAGCGAAGTCGAGTTACAAATTTCTGGAATTTAATTTCTTCACGGTTGATTTCAGTAGCACGACCGAGGGAGTATGCTTGCTCCTGCTCCAATCGCGATACTGGTACGTTCAGTGCTTGGTATACCTTGCGTTGGAAATATTTGATGTCATCAATCTCGCCAAGGTTTGAACCACCAGGAAGTGTAGTCACCTCAGTACCACGACCACCTTCTCGGCGCGGCAACCAGAAGTCGTCAAGCATAGACATATGCTTACGAGAATCTTTCAGTTCGCCAGTCGCCTGATCATATACAAGTTTATTTCTATAACGAGTCATCAAGGAGTTGACGTATTCTTCTGCCTTACCCTTTGGCAAGTTACCAGTGTCAACATAAAAGATTCTTCGCTCAGGTGCACGCGCCAGTCGATAGATAATCAGGGAGTCCTCCATCATACGCAACTGATTGATAGGTCGCAGTGCTTTGTGAAGATGAGAAACTACCTTCGCCTTCGTGTCGTCTAATACACCTGATGTTACATAACTTATTGAGTCAACGCTGAGTTTGACTGCTTGGTTCGCTGTTGGGTCTACGCCAGCAGGAACACCTTTCTTAGTCTCAAAGTTTTTATCAGAAAACAAATAAAACTCTTCAACCTTGTTTACAACTTTTACACCTGTTGATTTATCTTCTTTCTTCTTGACGTTACGCACCTTACGCATCTTCATAGAGTCGATGTATCTAATCTCTTTGATGCCCAACTTTAGGTTTGCGTTGTCAACAATCAAGTGATGGTACAGTCTACCGTCAATGTACCAACTACGGAAAATATCATGAGCACGCTCATTAAACGTGAGCATGTTCAAGACATTTTGAAATTCTTCTGAAATCTTTTTCTTAATACCTGCGGAAACCTCAACCCGATCAAGGTTGACTTCTACTACGTTTTCATCATCAGGTATTACGATTGCTTCGTTAACGATTTCTTCTACCGCCATATCAACTTCAGGGTGAGTTGCTGCTTGACGATATTTGCGAATTAGGTCTGCCTGATCTTTTACTTGAAGATCGGCATAGATATTCATGTGAGTGCCGTATGCATATGAAGGAGCAGTTACATAACCTGCACCATCATCGTCAGTTGGCGGCACAACTGAAGCAGCAGGAGCCGGTGTTACAGCGTCCTGATCTTTCTTTGCTCGCTTGATCTCAAAACCAAATAATTTAATTCCGTCGCCTTCTGCCATATTTGAAATCTCAGTTGTGGGAAAAAAGGGGGAGCGAACTCCCCCTGCTTTACTTTACTTAGTCGCGATTAATTATCCTAGGATCGCGGCATTAGTCCAGTAGTCGTACTCGAGAGTAACAGTGAATGTTTCAATCTCACCGACCTGAGCAAAGTCAAGATCGACAGCAGAAACGTTCGTTGGGAAAGCATTCACCAAAGTGTACTTTCCTTGAGAACTTGGGTTGCCCAATTGATCCAACTGGGTTACTTCCATTTCTGCAACATAAGATGAAGTGTCATTCGCTTGTTGACCTTCGTTGCCTTCGTGGGTGTTCATACCACTAGACCAACGCTCGAATGCACCACGGAGTTCGTGGTCTACGTCGTTATAAACAGTGATCGTCCATGGTTCGAAAGATCGGTCACCTGCTAACTTGATGATACGTCCTCGGAATGGTACTTCTACCAGACCGACAGTGCTCGCTGGCAACTGTGCGGAACGAACCATAAAGGAAGCAAGTTCATTGTCTCCACCAGCATATCCTGGGAAGTTGACCTTGACCTCGAACATATTAGCACGAGCACCACCTTTGGCGAACTTACCACGAAAATCGTCTACATTAAGAACTGCCATTTTAGAATCTCCTTATTGTAGTTTCGGGTTAGAATTGAATGCCAGAGCTAACGATCTCTTCAAAGTTCGCACCAGTACGAGTAGCGACAAAGTTCAACGTAATGAAGTTGATGCTACGTGCTGGTTTGATGAAGAGAGTCGCAATGAATTCATTGCGGTCGATAACTTCAGGGGTGTTGTTTCTCTCGTCACACTGTACGAAGAAGTCCTGAATACCACGTCGCGCCTTGATCTCTCGTAAGAGTGGGTTGACGATAGCAACAAATTCAGCACGAGTAAACTCGTCGTTGAATTCGAACAGGAAGTTTCGTGAAGCGACAGAGACCGCTTTCTCAAGAGCAAGGAATAACCTTCGAACATTGATACGATCAAATGCGGATGGTCGAGCAAGTTTGGTCTTATCACCAAACAGCAAGATGCCTCGTCCTGGGAACTGAACGATTGGGTTTACACCCTTCTTGTACAGTTCATCTCGCTCCGCTTTAGAAGGGGAGTAAGCAAGGTTGGTTACACCAACATATTCACCGCGACGCTCACCAGCAGGTGACCACCATGGACCATAGTTGGCGTCCGTGGCAGCAAGCAAACCAGCAGTGGTGGAAGCAGCAGGGATGTAGATGTAGTTGTCGTTGTACTTGTCATAGACACGCAAGTAGTTGTTATCTACGATCAGGTAAGAAGATGCCGTGAAGTCATTAGTAGTATCCAAGGTATCATTTACAGGATCGATGTTGTTAACAACCGCTGCTCGGTCTGGTGAAGTTACAACAACGCAGTCTTTACGAGTTACGCCAGCGATGCCAGCGAGATCGTTTACTACAGTTACTTGTTTCGTTTTGTTTGCCATTCCTGGTGCGATAAGGATGGACACGTCGATTTGCTCAACGTCTTCAAACTCATCAAAACCAGTAGCAATATCGCCCTCGTCGAGGACTTGACCATCAGCACCACCACTCAAACTCTTAGTTGCAGAGTCATTAGAGAATGATAATACTTGGTCAGCATAGTTGATGGAACCGCCAGAAGTTGGAGCGGATCCCCAGTTAGGACCAGCAATACTTGTCGCAGAATCCCACTCGCCAAACCAGATGTACTTAGAACCTTGGTTGATTACAGTCTTGACATAGTTGTCGCCACCGTCAACAGTCTTAGCACCTTCTGCTACAGATACATACGGGAAAGTCTCAAGGACTTCACCAGCAGTACCAGTGATGAAACCGTCTTGGTCGATTACCGCGACATGGATCTCATCGTTCTTAACAGTTCCTGGATACTCTTGCGCCCACTCAGATGTTCCTGGGACATCGTCAAACTTACCTTCGTATGTCCAGCTGTTGAATAGAGTAGTAGTAGCAGAGTTGCTGTTGTCTGAATCACCAGACAGAACACCAAATACAGATACTGCCAATGAGTTGCCGAGTTCGCCAGGATATTTGGCGTAGAATGTCTGAGAAAGAGTTTGCCGTTCCCAGTGATCTTCGTTTTTAATCAGGGTTTTTGCGCCTGACATAGATGCATTAAGCGCACTATCGACACCATTTCCTGGTGATGGGATAGAGCGACATACTTGGAGGTTGCCTGAGTAGCGCAGATACTGAGCACAGGAGAAGTAATCTACTGAGTGCTGTGCATCTGGCGTACCAAATTCTTCAGCGAGTTCATTCTCGTTGGAGATAATAGTTGGTACTTCTACAGGACCCCAACGGAATCCTCCTACATATCCAGCAAGCGAAGTATCGACATTTGGGACCACAGGGGTCAAGTCGAATTCGCGAACTACAATAGCAGGAGACAAACTTGGAGCTGTTAGTGCCATTTTAGTTTCCTCTTTGCAAAAAGAAATTATAAGTGTTATACATTATAAGGTCGGCACATAAGTGCTCAATGCATTTATTTATAAGAAGGGATATTTAGGTATAATCCTCTAGTTCTATTGTAGACCAAGGGTCTAATTTTTGTTCGTATGTTATAACAGGTTCCGCTTCTTGTTTAAATCCAAACGGAGGCACATCCTCTTCAATCTCTTGCATACGTTGTTCAAACATCATCTTCTTGATATTAATGTCTGTCATTTCAGCAAAGAAAGTGGTTTGTACCAAGAAACCAAGCATCACCAAGTTCATTACCAAGTCATCGTGGTTACCATCTTTCGCTTCATAAGAATTACCCTTTGCTTCAAACGTACTAATTTCTAATATCGTATTTTCATCAACGACTTCTAGTTTACGTTCTTCTAGCAAATCTTTAAACCCCGAACAACCAAGACGTTTAGTTCGGCGAGTCATCTCTACGCCGATACCACTAGATTTTACTGTAGAGGACATGTGCACGTTTTCATATTCTCGTTCGTGGTATAACCCCGAACAAACCAATTGACCTGCGTCATTAGATTCGATAACGACATATGCTTGATTGTAAGAAGTCGCCCATTTATAAATAATATCTGGGAAGAGTAGTGGAGAAATAAGATTGTTGCGATACACTGCTACCTGTTTGAAAGGTCTACTGCTAATGTCGATGACGTTAAACGTACTATAATCCTGTCCTCTCCCTTTACTTACGTCAACACACATGACGTATTGTGACCCCTTGCGAGGTTCATCGTAAACAAGTAGATCACCACCCTCAAGAATCCTCTTGGGTCTACTTGCCTTCAGGTTTAACAAAGTTTCAGCATTGATCAATGTATCACCCGTGCCGAAGAAGGTATTACCAAACTCCTGATCAAACTGTATCTTTGAAGTGTTGCTGATCGTTTCTTCTTTCCATGCTTCATCACGACCAGGAACATCCCACCAGTCTACACGGAACGGTTTGTATTCATTCACACCCTGTACGGCACCTTCCCATATCTTATGGAAAGGATTACCAATACCGTTGGCGGTGGATGTTATGATCACTTTCGTATCTTTACCTGACGAAACTACGGGATAGGTTGAGGTATAAAATTCTGCTGCCCTTTCAACAAACGCAAACTCGTCAAGGAACAGCAAGTTTACAGATTGACCACGAATGGATGATCCTGAAGTAGCAGCGGCGAATATCTTTGAGTTGTTACTAAACTCTATGCTACCTTTGTTCAGTACCTTGCATCCTGGTTGCAAGTAGAATGGTAGATTCTCAAGCATAAGAGTTACACGCGATAACATCTCTCGAGCAGTCGCACCCTTGTTAGCGAGCACTGCTACAGTTTTCTCTGGATGAAATATAGCATACCAAAGCAGGTATGCCACAGAAGATATAGACTTGCCAGACTGACGGCAAGCGAGCACAACCGTAAAACGGTTACTGTTGAAGTGAGTAAACATTTCCTCTTGGTATGGATACAACTCAAACGGCACTAGACCATCGTTTAGGTTGATAATTTTTAGGTGAGTTTTAGCAAAGTGCGTGGGGTCTGCCATGCATTTAGCATACTCAGCGACTTTCTCTTGAGTCCAATCCTCCTGTACGCCATCTTTCTTGACGTGAGGATTCCCAAGATAGTGAGTATCGTGTTTAGACTTGGTCGTGTCCTGAATCTGTGAGGGCATCATGTTGAGGAGTTATATCCTTTTCGTTCACTTTCTTCAACATGCGTTGAAGGTCGGTAGTCGAACCGATAAAAACATTTGTGGTTTCTTGCTTATTCGGTAACGCAGTGGCATCTTCTTTTTCTATCTCCTTCTTTTGTTTGTGGAGATTCATAAGTTGATGAGAAACGTCAGAGGTATCTTTTATGAGTTTAGCAAGAACTTCATATGCTCTTGGGTGTTCGCTTTGTTTTGCGACCTCAATCATCTCTTCTACACCGTCGCGACCTTTACCGATCAGATCGTATAAAGTCTCTCTGGCGTATTCATAATCATTATCTTTATCACTCATATGCATGCGGCAAACTTACTGGACTATCACTATCTAGTACATCTTTTTGTATAGTATAATCAGAGTCAGGCGAAACAGGTCTTGCTGATGTTTCAGTTCTAACGGTCTCAAGATATCTATCCGAATCCAGCGAGTTGACGTCCATATTGAACAGGTCTGCATCGACGCGAGTGATGAGAGGACCTTGCGATGGTTTTGGACCATAGAAGTTAATTTTCATATCAAAGGTAAGAGTGTAGATAATAGTTCTACGATCTTCCATCGCACCTTCAAAGTTATCAGTAAAGGCGACCGACTGTAAAATTACAGGAACATCTTCCTTAATATCTGGGTAATCTTCTATCGGTTTAAAGGTTGCTGTGTACTGAGGAGCAAAGTATGGTAGAATTTGTTCTACAACTTGTAGTGCATCATTGTGTTGTTTAGCATAAACATTCAACTCAAACGTAATGATGTATGGCGTACCAGTGTAGAACTTTGCGCCAGAAGTATTGTCATCAATATGCTGTTTAGTAAAGTAATTTGTTTTTGGTAGTTGACGTTGAGGGTCGTATGCTATCGCCAAAACTTCAAAAGACATACGTGGAAGTTTAATTGCTAACTGTCTTTCATTATCCTCACCGTTATTCATCTCGTTTATTCTTTCTAAGAACTTGCGAGCAGGAGCATATGCCAGAGGAACTTTTTGCTGGGCATAAACATTGTTACCGTCACGACGAATAATGTATAGGTTGTTAAACATTGCACCAAATACTGCAACGCACTTCCTAACCCGTTCGTGATAAAAATGAGTGCCGAACATTAACTAAAATCTCCAAACGGATTGTCTTCACTGAAGTCTACAAACTCAAGCACAGATACATCAAAGTCCGTAACATTTGAAGTCCATCCATCAGTTTGCCCAGTTGGATTTATATCTCCACCAGCAGCATTAGATTGAATTTGTTGAAGTTCTCTTATTACTGTTGGAGTTGCTATAGAAGATGCTACGTTAACACTATCTCCATGGAAGAGTTGGCGAGTAGTTGTAAAAGTTTTATATTCGCCTGAAGTATTGCCTACATTACCAAGGTAGAGCGTCTTATCGTCTGCACTCCATCCAACCACTTCACCAGTAACATCGTAATCGTCAAATGCCTGAGTAACTCTTTCGCCTCTAGTGAATCCGTTAGAAGCAGAATCCATAGTA